ATCGGCCATCTTCTCGGCGCGGCTGAGCTCGGACTGAAACTCTTCGCTATCCAGGCTCAGAGTCCCGTCCTTCAGCCGCTCAGACAGAGAATCCCGCAACCGGTTGAGCTCACCAGCAAGCTGGTTGATCTTGTTGCGAGTTTCAGCACTAAGCTGAGGCAAAATTAATCGCTCCCTTCTTTGAGTAGACTGTCGATGCGGGCAATGATTTGACCCAGCCGGTAGCCCGCACGGAGACGATCCTGTTGCGCCTCCTGAATTGCCTCCCGGTGAGCCTCAAGGTGCCTGACAGCATCCTCATTCCCCTGCCCAGACCTAGCGCCTTGCGCAGCCGCGAATGCAGCCCGCACCCCGGCGGTACTCAGGAAGAGGCCGTCGCTGTCAACATCGTGGTGAGGGAACTTGTATGACCCCAAGTTCTCAGGGTCGCCCTCCACGACGGCAAAACCCTGCTCGTATTTATCCATGTCACCGTCTGCCCAGTCTCGCAGGCGAGCTACCGCCGCATCGCCGTCCCATTCCTCAGTCACCTTAATGCGCCCACCGTGGACTGGCACCATGCGGTCGATAGCTCGCCCTGTAGCCCCAGGCATGCCGGGAAAATTGACGAAAGACACGTCCAGAACCTTAACGCCCCGCTGCAGCCTGAGGCTCCGCCCGTCTTCTCCCTTCACCGACAACTCTTCCTCCGGAATCCAGCCGATGCTGGCGCTGGTCAGGCCAGGGGGGTCGAGGGTCAGGAGCGCCCACAGGTCATTGGCGAGGCGGGTGTTGGCCAGAACGCCCTCCGCCACGTACTTGCCGTCTTCAATCCGCACATCGATCACGCTGCCAACGGGAGGGTCGAAATCATCGTGTGACCACAGCAGCAAAGGCCGAATGCTGGTATCAAAGGACTCGGCGTCAAAGACGCGGCCACGATAGTCGACGGTATTGAGGGGAAACTCAATCCGCACCCTGCGAACTTCGGTATCTTGCAGGGCATCGACGTGGGCCGTTAGTTTTCGTCGTTCCATTTTACCTCCCTTTTCGTCAGGATGTGGGCCGATAGCAGCAAGCGCACAGCATCCTGAGTATAAGTCGCGCCGTCTATGTGTAAGGGAGCCAGTTGCAATGCACGCCGCACGTTTCGCTGCACGGCGTCAAAGTCTGCATCATCGCTCCCTTCCATGCTAGCACGAATCTGTTCATCAATCAAGCCCTCTATGGACGCGCCGGCCACAAGCGCCTTCGTCAGCCGCCGGATTCGGCCCCGGCTGATGGGCATAGTCTGGCCGGAATCGGACGCCATAGCCACCGGCATCGGCGTAACGTTGACGGGCTGGAGGATGACATCGCCGCCCACAATGTGTGGCTTGCCGGCCTCGGCACGGGCTTCATTGACCGTGGTACGGCCAGAAAGAACCTCGGCGTTAAGGCGGTCTGACCGCAACTTCCGGAAGCCCTCCAGCGCCATGATATTGCTGGTGTCGGCCCTGACTCGCAGCACACCTTCGAACTCTGCGGCAAGACCCTTGGTGAAAAGGCTCTCCATGCGCTTGACGTTGGGGTCAACGTTTTCCTCGTAGAATGCCGCCCGCGCCTGCTCGTAGCTGGCGTAGGACTGGGTATTGGTCAGGCCAATCACCGCGCCCACAATGACGGGCGGAACGTTCAGTGGGGCCAAAATCCGGCTCTCGATATCCCGCCTCAAGTCGTGCAAGCCCAAATCCCGGCTGAAATCGGTGCCCAGCTTGGTGAGAGTGCCCTCGGTGCCATCGATGACGGCCAGTCCGAAGGCGCGGTCAAGGCCGGCCACAAACTGGTTCCACTCCCGGATGATGCGGTCTGCCTCCCCCTCCGGGAGCCGGTTCTTGCTGGTAAACAAGGCGCTCATGACGGTGCCCCGCCGGAAGAAC